TCATAACTCAATCTGTTTTCTGTTACAAATTTATTCTTTTTATACGTAACTGTCAGATTAAGTCTTGACTAATTCAACTAATGCCTGAACAAGTCTTGACTTGGCTATTACAGTACATCTGCTTGATAGTCTACTTGCCGATATAGCCTCATAGCAGGCACATCAGCCTCCTTAGCCGGCACACCTTCTCGTTGAAGTTGACCGGCTCAAAGTCAAGGGAGTCAACCAGGCGGTCAATCTCGCGTCTGGCTGACTCCCTTTTTAATTTTCTTATTTCTTTTTTATTCGCTTTACGCATAGCTTTTCCCGTTTATGTTTGCGGCAGTCGCATATAAACAACTGCACATCCTCGTACAACATCCTACCTAAATAACCGGCCAAATACGCTACTTCTTCACCTCCTATAGGCATTTTAAATGCCGTAGCTATATGATCCTCCAAATGGCGGCATTCGTGCTTTAGGGAGTTTAAAAACTCTTCCGGGGACGAAGTCTTGCTTATGACCATTACAGATTTCCGTAGCTTGTAATTGGAGTACGTGACACCGGTATCAAGTTTGCATGACACCAAATTATTGTAAGCCTCTCTTGCCTTGTCTTTCGGACAATCTATTGATTTCAACAAACCTATGATCTCTTCCGTATAATAGCAGGTGACACGATAAAATATATGCACCTGCCAATCGTACTTCATTATGTATAGGCCTCTTCTTATCATATTTACATCATTTCATCCCAAATAATAGGCGTTCCAGAACCGATGCAATCAGCATAGAAACGAGTAAATACAATACCATCGTAAGCATCCGGATCGTCGCAAACGTTCTTCACGTATAAAGCAGCATATTGATCGTGTGGAACGGAGGAACCAAGAAAATCAGCCTTGCACATATTGGCAACATACACATAGTCATAGCCGCCTTTCTTCTTTACATCGACGTTATATTTTTTAAGCATTTCGTCGATCTGCTCTTTTGTCCAGGGCTGTACCTTTATTTTCTTGCCAGTTCCATCTTCTTTTTCCATCATGGAAATAGCCCAATCACACATAGCCTTAGAAAAATGCCAGCCATATGCGCTTAAATAAGATTTCATCCCCGAAGGAAAATCATCGTACATATCTAATCTCATATCTTTACTTTTTAAGAAGGGGCACAATGTCCCCTTCTGATTTAACGTCTGCGTCTGCGGTATTCCCCGGCATACCGTCCGGTTCCTCTCACGCCGCGCCTTTCACCGAAACCTTCTCCACCGCGCCTCCACATATCGCGGAATTCATCGTCGTCGTCGTCGTCATCATCTCGGAATCCCATACCGCCTTCCATTGCTTTTCTCTTGCCTTCCTTGCAACCAAGTTTATAGGCTTCTTCTATCGCTTCCATCAAGTCTTCGTCTTCATAAGCATCGAACTCTCTGAAAAGCTCTTCAAGTTTTCTATTTGATCCCATAATTATTACTTTTTAGTTGTTTCCTTAACTCCAAGCTGTTGCATCAATTGCTTGTTTAGCTCCATAAGTTCAGACATGTTCTTGCTCATATCAGACATCTGGGCCTTAAGGGTGTTGATTTCCTGTTCTTGACGTTGCTTTTCTGCAAATTCAGGATTGATCATTGTCAACATCTCATCGCAGGATGCTATCACGCTGAGGTCATAGTCCCGACTGTTAACCCTATCCAATCTTTTTTGTTTTATCATGGATATTTCATTGTTCATCGCATCGCGGGAACATGAGACAACAAGATTCCCGTTTTGCCCAAAGTCGGCTATATCACTACCGGAGGGAAGATTCTGAAACGTAGTGTTCTGACCATTAATATTAGCCACGACATCTACGACCATCTCCATCTGAGGTATCTGCCCCATGGGAGCGGGCATAGGATATTTAGGCTTGGGTGCAGAAACGCTTACCACAGAACCAATCTCTATGAAATGTTTGGCTTCCTTATGAAGAATATACAACTGATTATTTACTCGAAGATTCTGAAACATGATTGTTTGATTTTTAAAGGAGTGTGGTTATTGCAATTTTTACAACAACCACAGAGCTCCATGTTAATTACTACTTGCTTCGCAAAGAAGCCGTTTCTGCTGTAGGAGCCGGAGTAGTTGTCGGTCTATATCCACCATTAACAAGATACAATTCGTTCGTGTATTTGTTGTAATGGATCTCATAGATACCCGGACCGGCAAGGTTCTCTACTCGCACAGGCACATCGCCGTAAGCCATCAACGGTCTCGTGTCTCCGTTCGTCCCTATCAGAATGGGCAGTGTTGCTGTTGTTCCAGCCGGGATAGCTTGACGGAGATTGACATAGAAACCGCCTACATAATCCCGGTTACGAAACGCATGGTTCGGAAGCTCTAATGTCACGTTCTCCGTCCCTACCGTCACAGCCACCGTTGGCAAGGTGTTAAAGTTTGCCCTGCCAAGTGAAGGGAACGGAAAAGGAAATCCTGTAAAAAAGTTAGGCCACATAATTACCTCCTTTCTTACCCGGATCAACCCCAGTAGTTATTGCAACCACATCCGTAACCGCCGCGTCCATAAGCCGCGTCACCGGCATAAGCACCGAAAGCGGCCGCACGATAGGTTTCCGGGTTATACACCTGCAACTGTGGATAAGGAACGGATACCGTTGGAGGCATCTTGCACTTGATACCGTCTACATCACTTTGCAATGCCTGCAAGCCGGCTACCAACGGCGCGATCTGCTGACCGAAGTTGCTCAAGATTGTCGCATTCTGATTACGCTGAGAGATTTCCCCCTCCAAAACTGCAATTCTTGCATCCCTTGCAGCAAGGGCTTCCTGCTGACGGCGTGCCTCTGCGGCATCCATCTTGGCTACAATAGCCTGGAATCCTTCACGGTAAGCGTCCGACAAAGAACGAGTATTCCCTTCCATTGTACGTGTAAGCGTATTCATGTTTTCGCAACTCGCTAAGCGACTTTCATACCCCTGTCGTTCAATCGCAGTCTGCGTTTTGCAGCAACAATCGGCTAATTGAGCAGAGATAGATTGATTGCCCTGCATAATTGCAGTAATGATACTGTTGGTATTCTGTCCCATCTGATTGCCTAAACCGCATATTGCCTGAGATACAGAGTTAATACCAGCAAGGATTTGGTCTGAAGATAAATTCAACGCCTGGGCAAGTGATGCAATGTCCACGCCGTTGCGATTAAGCATTTGCATAATCATGTCTCTTCCTTCATTGGCACCCTGATTGTTGTTTCCTCCAAAACCGAAGTTGCCGTTGCCAAAGATGGCAGCAATCACAATCAACGCAATAATGTCCTGAAAACCGCCGTTGTTCCCGAAGAAACCACCGTTACCGCCTCCACCGTTCATTAATCCCATGAGGTAACCTGTGTCAATACCCCTGTTCTGCAAAGACGGAAGGATTGATGCAAGCAAGCCGTTACTCGCTCCACCTGCCCCGTCTTGATTAAATACATAAGTTTTTTCCATTGTATTTTAAATCTTAGTTACGGTCAATATCAACCGCATCGCAAATGTCGCAAAACAGTAATTGTATTGAATGGTAGAATGTTGTAG